ACCAGTGATCCGGCGCGCGGACGCTTGCCGGCCTCATCCCGTGGAGCTCGTCGTAAACGGTCAGAGCGTCGAGGTCGGTCGTCGCGAGGGCTTCGTTTATCCAGAGCCGGTGATCGTCTACAAAGCCCTTGAACGGTGCGCCCTCTAGGGTCCCCACCTTGAGGTCGGCCGTCCCGTCCGCGCTGTAGATGCTCGTCGGGATGCTCGCGCCGGCGAAGCCCAGGGTCGCTTCGCTGAAGGCGCCCCACGTTCCGGTCGCGTCATCGAAGACCGAAAACGCAATCCGGAGGCGGTCGGCGTCCGTCGCGCCGGCGCCGTCGTAGCGGACCCAGGCCATATATTTCGACCCGGGCGTGAGGATGTAGCCCGAGGCGGAAGCCTGGGACCAGGTCGTCCCGTCGCCGCTGAGATAGTAGCGGAGGTAGGTAGAGGTCCACGCGAGAAACTGGCGTTCCGTGACCGACGCCTCGCACCCGATTAGATGTCTCGAGACCGTGTCGTCGGCCGTCTCGAAGACAAAGAACTGGCTATAAGCCACCGCGCCGTCGAGGGCGGCGAAGTTGGCGCACTCGACGACCGTCGAGCCTCCTCCGTCGAAGTAAAGCCGGCCCCGCCTATTCCACCGCTCGAAGTCGCCGTAGTGGTGCCGGCCGTCCGTCACCTGGACGGCGCCCGTCACCGTGCCGTGAAGGCTCCCCACCTGGTCCTGGGCGTCCCCGTCCATCGGCCACCAGTGATCCCAGGCGCTCGGCGGCGCCTCGTTCACGTAGAAGTAATGGGCGGGGTCGGTGGTCGGGTCCAGCGTCACGCCTACGCCGTACCGAAAGTCGTCTAGGTCGCCGTTCGCCACTTGTCCGGCGCTGATTGCGCCCGCGTACAGGTGAGCCGTTCCGGCCGTGGTGTGGAAGGAGGGTAGCGTATTATCCGAGTAGGTGTCATTCGAGAACGCGCCCCCGTTCGCCGAAAGATAGATTTTCGACCGAGACCCGAGCGCCTGGGCGCCGTCGAACGAAACGACAATCCTGTACGAGATCCCCGCGGTAAGGACCGTAGTCCCTACGACCTGGCCCGTCGCCACTCCGTCGGAGGAATTGACGAAGACGAGCTTCCCGCTCGTCTCATGCGACAAGTACCACTGTCGATTATCCCCGGCCGCCTCGTAGATCGAGCCGAGGCTCCGGCGACTCGAGGGCACGCCCTCTTCTGGGGTATAGGTGAACATAAAAGACGCCGCCGACGCGCCGTCGAACTCTGTCACTACCCCGAAGTCGATATAGTCTCCGGTCCCGTCGAAGTTGTACGCGCCTTCGCCCTCGTCGGGATGCTCGAGGAGGTCCGTCGCGCTGGCGAAGCTGTCGGCCTGGACCGCGGAGCCGTCCGCGTTCCCGCCTACGTGGAGGACCAGCTCCTCGCCGTACCGCGCGAGCCACTTGTCGGCTCCGAGGAGCGCCATCCCCGCGCCCGCGTTGAAGCGGTCTGTAATCGGGTCCGTCGTCCCCGCGTTCGTGAGGAGGAGGTTTATCGCGCCCTCGAAAGTCTGGGCCCCGCCGGCGTTGGCGCCGACGGTGAGCGTCCAGGTTCCGCCGCTCGCGCTCCCGATCGTCGCATTACTCGCCGTCTCCAGGACGCCGTCCGCGTCGTTCTCTACGTGGACGACGGCCGTCCCCGCGGCGACCGACATCGCGACGAGCTGGGGCTCTCCGGCCGCGAAGGTCCCGCCGGTGATCGACGCGCCTTTGTTCGTCGCGCCGTCGTGGTAGGTCAGGGCCCACTTTCCGGTCGAGCCGTACCACCAAAGCTGAATGTAGGCCCCGGCTCCGTTGCTTATATCGACGATCTGCCGGACCTCCTGGTCGTCGCTCGAGAAGTTGGGAATCACATAGGCGACGATCTCGAAGGAGTCGGGGTCGAAGTTGGCCGGGACGGCGTAGCGCCGGAAGTCGCCCTGGTCCACCTGGACCGCGTACTCCCCCGCGAGGTAGGAGCTCACCCCGTCGAGCTCCTGGAGCTCCCAATCCGCCGGGGTCCCGCCCGGGATCGAGAACTCGACGAGCTGGTCCAGGTCGCGCTCGAGGACGACGACGGGCCTCCGGCCGGTGCCGTCGTAGTCGATCCAGTCCACCGCGGGGAGGCCGGCGGCGACCGCGCGGACGACGTCCTGGGAGTCGCGGACGTAGCGGGTCTCCGGCGCGGTGACGACCTCGAGCTCCTGGGAGCTCGGCCGCGTCCGCTTGAAGAGGGTCCCGTACTTCTCGAGACATTCTCCGCCGGCGAAGACAATCACCTCGGGGTCGGCAAACTGGACCATCTACTGCTCCTTCGGCTGGTGCTCGCGCCACTCGACCAGGAGGAGGCCCTGGGGATCCTCCGCGGTCTGGGTCGGGCCGTGATCTCCTCGAGGCGCGTAGGCGAGGACGCTCCGCTCCGCGCGCTGGTCGTTCGTGACGATCCACATTACGGACCCCTTCCAGAAGATCCCGGTCAGGTGGCGCTCGACCAGGTCGAGCTCGCCGAGCTCGAGCGGGATCGCGAGGGGCGTATTCCCCGAGGTCCGTCGCTGGGCCTTCCTGGTCGCCGCGGCCCAGAGCGCCGGCGAGAGGACCTCGTCGTAGGCGAGCTCGACCCGGGCGTCGGAGTAGGGGAAGATCGCGCCGTTCGTGAACTGGACGCTCTGGCCCACCTGGAGGCCGACGACCTGGGGCCGGAGGCTCGCGCCCATCGCCGGGACGTAGAGCCTCCAGTAGCGGGCCGTCTGGGGCTGGAAGCGGCCGACCAGACACCCGTCCCAGGTCCGCGCGTAGGGCGGGACGGCGAGCCTCGAGGAGGGCGCCGTGGAGCTCGGGACGGTGATCTCGACGACCCGGGTCTTCGTCGTAAAGTCGTCGTTAGAAGCCTCGAGGTAGATCGAGTAGCCGGCGAGGTTGTGGTCGGCGTAGAGCGCGAAGAAGTCGGCCGTCTTCACGACTCCACAATCCGCCTTCACCCAGGCGTCCGTATTGTCGGTCGTCGGCTTCCAGTGATTGCGCGCCTCGCGCCTGGCGGCGCCCACCCGCCAGGGCTCGTTCCCGACGACGTAGGAGCTCGCCGTGACAACGTGCGAGGGGTTCCGGATCGTGTCGAAGAAATTCTCCGCGCAGAGCCTCGGCTTCCCGGTCGCCATCCTATCCTCCGGTCGGGACGACGGCCGCGGGAACGACGACCCGGGCCGAGCGTTTCGTGACTCCGTCGAGCCGTTGCTGGTGCGTGATCCCGTCCACCAGGACGCGGCCGTCCTGGGTAACGAGCTGGATCGTCAGGTTCGCCACGGAGGCGCCTACAGCTCCCCCGCCCCGCTGGACCTCGTCGTGACGTTGGACGCGGCCGGCCGTCGGGGAGACGATCTCCTCGCGGCCGAGCTCGCCGACCTGGTAGCGCCGGCCCGGGAAGATGGGCCCGCCGTGCGCCTTGCCGCCGGTGACGAAGCCGAAGGCCTGGCCGATCGAGCCGACGATCCCACCGCCTCCGAAGATGGCCGACAGCCCTTTGAAGATCGCGAGCTTGATCGCGATCCGTTTCAGCTCGGCGATTACCTCGTTTGCAAAGTCCTTGAAGGAGAGCGTCCCCGCCGCCGCGGCCTCGGCGATCCGGAGCGAGAAGTCGGTCGCAAACTCGCGGCCGACGTCGCGGAGCTTCCGGACGGTCGGGATCGTCTTCTGGAACTCCTCGTTCGCCTTCGTCACGGCGCGCGCGTACGTGTCCCCGTCCAGGGCGCCGGCGACGAAGGCCTCGGTCAGCTCGGCAATCTCGATCTCGAGCTTCTCGGCCTCGGTCCTGGTCGAGGTGAAGGCCCGCTTCGCGATCGCCTCGAGCTCCTTCATCCGGTCGGCCGCGATCGTCGCCTCTTCCTCGGGGATCACCGGCGCGGGGATGGGCGGAGGCGGTGGGACCTCGATCGCGCCCGTTACCATCGAGGCCTCGGCCGCGGCGACGGCGACCCCCTCGATCGAGGAGACGACGCCGGCGATCTCGTCCTTGACCGTGGCGAAGTCGGCGCCCAGGCCGCGCGCCTGGAGCTGGATCCGCCCCAGGACCGCCTCGGCGTTGTTCGTCGGGAGCTCGACGCCCGGGATCCGATTCAGGAGGCCGGCGATCTTGTCGGCCGCGGTGGCGAAGGCGAGGACGATCGACATCGCCGCAATATCGAAGACGCGGCCGATCATCTGGCCGACGTTGAAGGCGATTACGACGAGGCTCTTCAAGATCTTGCCCGCCGCGCCGATCGTGCTCCCCAGGACCCGGATCCACGCGACCCACTTCGCGCCGTCCGCCTCCACGGCCGCGGTGAGCTCCTTCACCCGCTGGGTCAGGCCCGCCGACGAATTGGTGAGGTTGAACGCGACGGCCAGGATCCGCCCGCCGACCTCCTGGAGGTCGCCGAGGGCGTTCCCGAGCTGGGTCAGGCGCCCGCGGAGGGTCTCGGCCTTCGCCTGGGAGACCTCGAAGGCGGCGCCGAGGGTCCTCGAGCCCATCAGCTCGGCCAGCTTCTCCGACGCCGGCGCCGCGGTGTTGGTGATCGTGAAGCCGTACCGCGAAAGCGAATTGACCGCCGAGCCGAGCGTCTTCCCGACCTGGAGGGCGGCGCTCTGGACGTCGCCCTTCATAAACGTATCCGCGATCGCGACGATCGCCGTCTGGGCCTGGGCGAGCTCCTGGGCGTTGAGGGCCGGCGCCAGGGTGGAGAGCGTGGCCGTCGCGGAGATCAGGGCCTCGTCCGCCGCGGTGGTGACGGTCTGGAGGCGGGCCGCTTCGTCGGTCAGGAGGCGAAGGGCGTCGGAGCCGGTCTTCCCCGTGGCGATCAGCGAGGCGCGGAGGGCCGCGACGGCGTCCTCCTGCTCCGCGAACTTGTCCAGGAAGAGGCGCTTCCCCGCGAAGGCGATCGCGCCGGAGACGGCCGCGAGCTTGCCCACCGTGCGGACCAGGTTCGCGCCCGCGGTGCGGATCCGCCGGAGCGCCGCTACGCTCCGGCTCGAGGCCTTCTCGAGGCCCTTCGAGTCGCCCCCGATCTTTACGAGGAGCTTCTGGATCCGTCCGCCCATCTAGTCGTCCTCCGGTCGTTTGATCTCGGGGCCGTGCCAGCCCCCGAGGATCGCCTTCATCGTCCGCCAGTCCATCGGTTCCCGCTTCGGCTCGGGGAGGGTCGGGAAGAAGTCGTGGGGCATCCATCGGCCTCCGCCTTGCTTCTCGATCTTCTGGTTCGCGTTGGCGATCTCGGCGGCGATCGTTCCCGCTCTCCAGTCCTCCAGGTGCCGGTCCTCCTTCCTTCGTTCGGCGTGGCGCCGGAGGACCTCGAGGATCGCCTTCGGAGAGGCGTCCCAGAAGGCGCTCTCCTCGATCCCCGCGATCCCGGTCGCGTACGCCCAGAGGGCGAGCTCTACGTTTTCGTCGTCGAGCCCTCCGTCGTAGGGTCCTCGTCCTGATTCCGATCGGAATCGCCGCCCTCCTCCTCGTCCTCGTCCTCGTCGTCCGCCCCGGTCGCCTCGCGGACGAGCTCGAGGACGCACTCGAGGGCTTTCACGATATCCTCGGGATCCTGGAGCGCCGCCTGGAGGGCGTCGTGGGACGGCTCCGCGAGCTCCTGGCCGGCGACGGTCTCGCCGTGGGCCAGGGCCCAGACGAGCGCCGGGATCGTCTCCTCGTCCAGCTCCTCGAGCCCTCCGCGGAGGATCGAGAGGCCGGTCGCGCGCCCGAGGATCGGGACGCCCTTCTGGAAGCCGTGGACGGGCCGGGGCCCGAGGCCGAGCTCGGCCGTCCTGGTTTTGAAGAGCTGGAACGCGCGAAGAGTCGCGACGAGCTCGAGCTTCCCCACGACGGGGAGCTCGAGGTGACGGTGGGGCGTGGTCGGATTGCGTGGCATCGGGGTTTAGCTCCAGGTCGGGGTCCCGCTCACCTTCAGGGTAGCGAAGAGCGTCAGCTTCCCGTCGGCAGGGGCGGAAGGTTCGTGGAAGACGATCGACGCCGTGAAGGTGACGACCGTCGCGTCGGGGAAGGTGATCCTCCAGGAGTGGGGCCCCGTGCCCGCGAGCTTCGCCTGGAGGCCGGTGCTCGCATCGTGCGAGCTGTCGCTCGGGTCCCAATGGAGCCCGAGGGTAACGTCCCCGCCGTCGCGGAGCGTCTCCCGGTATACGCGGTAGCCGGCCGCTACGTGGTGCGGGCCGGTGATCTCGCGGACGTCCTTCCGTTCGGACGGGCCGGCGAGCTCGTAGACCTGGGCGACGGCGACCCAGCTCGAGCCGGTGTAGGCCTCGAGCTGGGTCCCCTTGGCGGGGTATCTCGTCACGGCCTAGGAGTCTCCTCCGAGGCCCTTCACCGATCCGGAGATCTTGAGCGAGAGCGAACAGGTCAGCTTCCCGTCCGACGGCGCTCCCGGCTCGACGTTCGTCACCAGGGCGTTGAAGCTCGCCACCTCGGCCGTAGCGTCGGGGAACGTCACGCTCCAGGCGTCCACGCTCCGCGCGTGCTGGAGCGCATAGAGGAGCCGGTGGGACGCCAGGGCGGGGTCGTAGTGGATCTCGGCGGTCAGCTCGCCGCCGTCGATAAAGCTCGCGACGAACTCGCGCCAGGCGTCCGTCGTGTCGTGGTCGGAGACGTCGAGGGTCTCCGTCGTCGCGCCTGGTCCCTGGATGTTGAAGACCTGGCCGATCGTGGTCGCGCCTTGCTTCAAGAGCGCTCCCTTTGCGGCGTATCTGCTCACTGTCCTACCTCCTTCGTCGAGTGGTTACGAGGCCCCCGCCTCGGGGTCGTCCTCGTCGGTATGGTACTTGATCCGGAAGACCTGGAGCGCGCGGCCGAAAGGCTCGGCCAGTTGCTCCCGCTCCCATTGCGTCGAGACGATCCCGACGTTCTGGGCCAGGCCCCCCAGACGGCGATCGGCCAGGATCGCTTTATGGGTCCAGGAGAGAAACGGATCGAGCTCCTCGTCGGAGCTCTGTCCGTCGGCCTTCACGGTGGTCTCGACCCCGATCTCCAGGTCCCACTCCAGGACCTCGTCGAGCTCCTCGTCCACCCGTGACTCCCGCACGTTGAAGACCGTCGTCAGGGGTAGGTCGGCCGAGTCGAGATCGAGGACGCGCCCGCGCTCCACGTTCAACGCCGCCGGCTTGCCGACGCCGTCGATCAGCGTCACGAAGGCCGCGCCGATCTGCTCCCGAATTGTGTCCGCCATCGGTCCCCCTTACAGGTTGTCGGCGAGCGGGAAGGCGACCAGCCCCCCGTCGTCGATTCTGACGCCCGGGCCGCGGACCTTGTAGGAGGTCCCGCCGATCGTCAGGGTGTCGCCCGTACGCAATCCGCCGAGATCCCCGTCCGCGTCGGTCACGAAGGCCCGATCCGCGTCGATCAGGCCGGGGTCCTGGAAGACCTCGGCCGTCGGGTTCTCGAGGTGGCCCCAGGCGGAGCTCGCGCCCGACGTTCCGAGGACCCCGCCGGAGTCCTGGAACATCGTCGCGCGATCGTCGGCGTCGAGCGTCACGGTCTAGTCCTCGTCCTCGTCGTCGTCGTCGTCCTCCCCGCCTTCCGCCTGGTCCTGGTGGGCCGCGCAGAAGTCGGACCCCTCGACGGCCTTCGACCGGCAGGGGTTCCCCGTCTTCGTGACGCCGGCGCACTTGCCGGCCGGCGCGGGCGGGGTCGAGGTGCCGCCGGCCTTCTTGCCGGCCTTCCTGGCGAGGTACGCGGCGCGCTCCTCGTCGGTCAGGGGCTCGGCTCGGCTCTGGGCGAGGAAGGTCGCGATCCAAGGCTTCTGTACGTCCGCGACCGTCTCCGGATACGAGGGGCCGTAGCTCTCGCCCTCGTAGACGGTGTTCCGCTTGAATTTCAGCAACATTTCGGGTCCCTCCTCCTCGGGGTTCTACCTCGGAGCTCCCGAGCTCCTGGTCGTCTGTCCTCTCGAAGCGAAAGCGGGGGCGAAGGGCGGAGACCTCCGCCTCCGCCCCCGCTGGTCCGCGGGTCCTACCCTACGACGCCGAAGCGTTGGGGACGAGCCCCGTCCCCCGCACAAAGGCGGTGGGCTGGGCGAGCTGGACGTCAACCATCTGGAACGACGTCACCTCGACGACCGCCTCCTTCTTCCGGCTGAACGGGTCCACGATCAGCTCGAGGACGCCCCACTCGCCGAGGAGCATCTGGCTCCAGTCGCCGAAGAAGATCCCGTGGCGACCGTCCACGGCCGCGGCCGTCCAGACGTCCTTCGACACCTGGTTGCTGGCGAGCGCGCGATAGCCGTTCATCTCGCCCTCGATCCCCATCCCGGTCCAGAGCGGCCGGCCCGAGGAGTCGGCGAACATCTCCGTCTGTTTCGCCTGGCCCCGGATCTCCGGAGTCGTGACGTAGCCCATTCCCTCGGCGTCCGCGTCGTCCGCGAAGATCTCGGTCTCGAGATTCACGACGGCCGCGAGGGAGATCGCGCCGTCGATCGCAAGGGAATTGATCCCGCTCTGGTTCCAGAGGCCGGTCGGCTGGTTGCTCGAGCCGGTCCCGAAGAGCGCCGCCAGGTCCCACCCGCGCGCGTGGACCGCCGCCAGGTCCTTCTCGACGATCGAGTCGATCCCGATCGCGTTCTGGCGGAGGAGCTGGCGCGAGTAGAAGCCAGACCCCATCCCCGTCTTGGGGCTCAGGGTCACGCGGACGAGGGTCAGATCCGACGTGGAGACGTCGGAATCGTCGTTCTCGCCGACCCACTCGAGGGTCATCGCGCCCGTTTGTCGCACGAAGGCGACGTTCCCGCGGAGGCCGGGGAGGAAGGTCGCGCCCATTCGGGTCGTGACCATGCGGGTCCTCAGAAGCTCGAGAAACCCGCCGTACTCCGTGAAGACGGCCTCCTGGCCCTTCGTCGCGGTGCCGGTGTCGAGACCGTCCCGCGTGACGACCTGGCCGTCCTGGTCACGGTGCCAGTTGACCCCGACCGTCGGGACCAGGATCGAGGAGCTCCGCGGATCGACGTCCTTTGCGGCGTTCCGGGAGTCCATCCCGACCTGCTCGAAGAGGGCGTTATGGACCTCGGTCTCGAGGCCCGGGGGCTCCTCGCCCGCCGCCTGGCGGATCGCCGCGGAGATCGAGTAGCGCCGCTCCTCCTTCTGGGAGAGATCGACCCGCTTCTGGGCCGCGGGCGGGGTGGTGGGCGTCAGGCCCTCCGCCTGGCGCCGGAGGATCTCCCGCGCGGCCTGGCCGACCGAGAGACCGCGCCCGACGAAGTCGGCCGCGAGCTCCTGGGCGTCGTGCTCCGCGCACAGCTCGAGGATCTCGGCCGTCCGCTTGCGCGCCTTCTCCTCGGCGTCCCTGGTGATCTGTGCGACGTCTACGCCGCCGTCCTTGGCCCCAGTCGGGGCCGCTCCGTCCGTATCCTTCACGGTGCGCTCCTGGCCCGTCGGGGCCGTCTCGGGGGGTTCGGTGATTCCGGCCGGAGTCGCGGCCCCGTCCGCGCTCCTTCCAGCTCCCACGCCGACGTCGGCGGGGATGCTTTCCCAGGAGCCTTCGAGAGGCTCCCAATCGGTGACGCGCCAGACTTCGACCTGCTCGTCGTCGCCCTCGACGCGGACCTCCTCGAGGCGCGCGCCGTGGACCTTGTAGCCGATCGACGTCGTCTGGCGGATCCCGTCGATAACGTCGTTCCGTACGTCCTGGCCGAGCTGGCTCCTCGAGAAGACCGGGGTCCCCCGGATCTTCCCGTCGCTCTCGACCCGTACGTCCTCCCAGGCGCCGGCGAGGTGGCTCCGCCGGTGGCCGTCCAGCATCGGGAAGCCGCCCCTCGTCATCCGGTCCTTTCGGACGGAGCTCGGCGAGTGGTCGAGGATCTCGACCCAGCGATCGCCGAGCCAGCCCCGCCGCTCGACCTCGATGTCGGAGCTCAGAGCGACCCGGAGGTCGAGCCGGTTCTCCTGGTCAGAATCGGCGCGGAGGGCTTCCCGTACCGTTGACGGAACCTGGAGCTCGCGCCGGAGCTCGAGCCCCGAAGCGATCACCCGACCCGCCTCCGCCGTCCGCCTCTCCATCTCCTCCGCCGTTACCGTCCTGGTCCTCGGCGTCGTCTCCTTGTCCATCGTTCCCTCCTCCCGTGCTGGGGGGCGTAATCGTGAGTCCCGCGGCCTCGATCAGCTCCTTCTCTTCGCGGAGCTCCTCGACGACGTCCTCGAATTGGCGACCCGTGCGGCGCGCGACGATCGCCGTCCTCGAGTCGAAGAAGTTGGCGACCGCCTCGGCGTCCGCTTTGCCCTCCTTCTGGGGATCGACCCAGGCCCACCCGCGCGGGATGAATTTCCGCGCCATGTAGTCGGCCGACCGTCGCGTCGGGAGCTCGCCCAGGGCGCCGGAGAGGATCCCCTGGCGCACGAAGAAGGCGTGGACGTCGAGGTGGACCGTCCGGATCGTGAGCCCCTGGAGGACCCGCCAGACGTCGCGCTCCTGGAGGTTGCCCTGGCGGAGGCTCGAGAAGTTGACGCCCTCGAGGTCCTGGGCCAGGGTGTTGTAGCCCACGCGGAGGCCGGCGGCGATCGACCGGATATTTCCCTTCACGAAGGCGCTGTAGGCGGTATTCGGGTGGGTCGGATCCCAGCCCTCGAAGGAGTAGCCGACGGGGAGCGTATGGATCTGCCCAGGCTTCGCCGACATCTTGAGCGACGGAGCTCGGCCGCGGACGGTGTCGGGCGCCGTGACCGCCTCGGGGTCCCGCTTAAAGAAGCCCATCTTCGCCGCGGCCGTCCGCGCCGCGACGAGCTCCGCCTCCTGGTAGCCGCCGAGCATCTTCACGTCGGAGAGGATCGGCTGGAACCAGGAGAGGCCGCGGGGCTGGCCGGCGCGGTGGCGGACGTAGTGGAGCGAGATCTGGGCCGCGGGGATCCGGATCCGGCGCATCCTCCCGCCGGCCTCGCTCGGGTGGTTCGGGAAGAGCCAGTAGGCCGCGGGCGCGCCCCACTTGTCGATCTCCACGCCGAAGCGGATCTCCCGCCCGTTGGTGCCCTCGACCCCGTTCCCGACCGGCTCCATCATCGAGTCGTCGAGCTGGTCGGGGTCGAGGACCTGGACGGCGTAGCCGAAGGCGTTCCGGAAGCCGGGGTAGTGGCGGAGGAGGCCCTCGCCGTCCGTTACCATGTTGTCCACCAGGAGGCGCTCGACGTCGGGCCAGCCTCCCGAGTGGTCCACCGTCGCGGCGCGCCGGTCCTCGGCCCACCTCTTCCAGGCGTCTTCGAGCGTCCGGTTTACGTCCCGGTCGAGCGTCAGGCCGTCGGCCGCGCGGACCTGGGCGCGGTAGCTCATTCCGTCGGGGCCGATCACGTTGTCGGCGACCAGGCCGCGGTAGTGGTGGGCGTAGGGGTTGTCGCGCGTCAGCTCGCGCGCGTTGCCCCGGATCCGGCGGAGCGACCGGCCGACGTCCTGGGAGGCGCTCCGGATCGGGGCAAAGATCCAGTCCGCCGTCCGCCCCTGGATCGAGGCGTAGTAGTCGAGGAGCTCCTGGGTCCCGGTGTCCATGCTCACCCGGGAAGCCTCCACGGGGAGAAGACGGTCGGCTACTTGGCCGAGCGACTCGAGGATCTTCATCCGAAGTCTACCTCCACGATGGGCCCGCCCAGGCTATCGCCGCCGGCGCGCTCTTGCTCGATCAGGCTCGCGTAGAAGCCGCGGAGCCGCATCGCCTCCCGGATCGGGATCCGGACCACCGCGCGGCCGTTTATCTGGAAGCTCTCCTGGTCCTTCGGGATCTTGCCCTCTATCAGAGCGGTCAGGAGGTCGTAACAGGTCTCCGCGTGGGTCTTCTGGGCGGACGTCGCGAGCGCCGAGGCCGAGGCGATCAGCTCCACCGCGTCCTCGTAGATCGTGAAGATGTCCGACCCGTCGGTGACGCGGCCGACCAGCGTATACTCGCCGGCCGCGAAGCTCTCGGAGTAGCTCCCCGCCTGGCGGACCTGGTGCTCGTCGCCCGAGGCCGCGGCGTCGAAGCCGTCGGCGTCCACCACCGCGGCGCCGTAGAGGAAGTAGGTCAGGGTCCAGGAGCTCGCGGGGTAGTCCTCGTAGACCTTGTTCCATTGCCAGGAATCCCCGCATCGGAGGACCTTCGGCTCAGTGTCTGGGATGTCTCTCGCCAAGGGTAGTCGGGCCTCTCCTGGATCGGTAACGAAAAGCGGCCGGGAGCTCGACCTCTCGGTCGGTCAGCTCCTCGGCCGCTGGCTCGCGACTCCCGGCTCGTCCCCACGCGATAGGACTACAAGCCCTCCGGCTCCCCGTCAAGCGTTGCGTCCTGGTAGGCGGACGCGGTCACGAAGCGATCGACCCCGCACCGGCACCGAACCGTTTCGACCGGCGTCGTCGGATCCAGGAGCCGATAGAGCTCGATCGTCCAGGCGAAAACCCGCCGCCGTTCGCGCCTTCCGCACCTCCGACACCCGTCGGCGAGCTGGTACAGATCGGGGAGTCGATCTAGCGCCATGAATCCACCCAGTCCTCCGAGTCGTCGAAGTCCTCGAAGTCCTCCTCCGGGAGCTCCTCGTCGCCAGAGCTGGCGCCGAGCTCGAGCACTCGCTGGACGAAGATCCCGAGATTCTGGACCACCGCGGGGCCGAGCGAGTAGAGGGCGGCGAGGTTGTAGACGAAGAGGTCGAGGGCCTCGTTCCGCGCGCGCCTCTTCCGGTAGACCCGGGTCGGGACGCCGGCGCGGTAGATCGTCGTCGCCTCCTCGCTGGTGAGCTGCTCCAGAAATTCGTCGTCCACCCACGCCGGGAGGTGGCAATACCCGGGCCCGACGTCGTGACGTTTCAGGCGCGCGAAGATCGTATCCTTCGCCGTGACGGTGCCCACCGTGAAGACGCGGACCTTCCACTTGTTCGCCTTCGAGGCCCGGGAGAGGAGGGCCTTCCCCGCCCCCTCGATCCCCTTCACGGCGTAGACCCGGGCCGGCGCCTGGGAGCGGACCCAGGAGTAGACCTCGGAAGTCAGAAAGCCCGAGTCCACCATGACCGCGGAGAGGTCCAGGCGGGCCCCGCCTTCGTGCTTCCAGCCCTTTCCCAGGTAGAGCCCGAGCTCGTCCCAGACCTCTTCTCGGGAGGGGTCCCCGTGGATCGCTTCCCAGGCGACGAGCCAGCTCTCTTCCCGGTCGCCCCACCCGTAGACGCTCACCTCGAGGCGGTCCTTCTGGACGTCCACGGCCGCGGTGAGGACGCCGGCGTTCAACGGGACGACGGGGTTCGCCGGCGCCGACCTGGTCGCCTTCTCCTCCGCCGTCCGCCCGCCGTATTCCTCGAGGCGCTCGCGGAGGCCGGTCGGGTCGATCCGCTCCTTGTCCTCCTCGAAGGTTTCGCCGAGGACCGTATTCGTGAAGACTTTCAGCTTCTCCCGGTCGCCCTGGATCTCGAGCCACTCCTCCACGATCTCGGGCCAGGTCAGGAAGGGCGAGTAGAGGGCGTTCAGGTGGTAGCCGCGGACGCGCCGCTCGGGGTGGCGGTGGCGCCACTCCCCCACCGCCAGGGCCTCCGGCTTCCGGTCCTCCGTCCAGAGCGCGCCGCACCCGCGAGGCTCTTCGTCGGCGTCCTCCTCGCTCGTCGTTCCCGGGTTGCACAAGTAGGCCGCGGTCGTCGGGTCGTTGTTCTCGTAACGGAGGTTCCGCCACTCGAGGACCTGGTGGACGCCGCACTCCGGACACGGGACGAAGTAGCGGGCCCGGGACGAGATCGCGTACTCCTTCTCGATCCGGGAGAAGCCCTTCTCCGTCGGGGTCGAGACCATCCCGATAAAGCGATTCCAGAACGCCGCGGTCCTCTTCGTCGCGAGCTTCACGGGGTCGCCCTCCGTCCCCGCGGAGGCGGGGTAGCGGTCCACCTCGTCCAGGAGGACGCGACGGATCGGCCGGCCGGCGAGCTCGGCGGCGCTGTTCGCTCCGACCAGGTGGAGGTAGCCCCCGGGGAAGCCCTTCTTCCGGAGGGTGTTCCCCGAGCTCCGGCTCTTGACGTCGGCCACCTTCCGGCGGAGCTCCTTCGTGTCGCGGATCATCGGCGCGAGGCGCTCCTTCGAGAAGTCCTCGGCGACCTTCTGGGTCGGGAGGACGAAGAGCATCGAGGAGGGGTCGAGGTCGATCGCGTGGCCGGCGACGTTCAAGAGGAACTCCGTCTTCGCGACCTGGGCGCAGGTCATAAAGACGAGGCGCTCGGTCAGGTCGTCGCCGACGCAATCCATCGGCTCGCGGAGGTACGGGACGACGCTCGTCCGCCACGGGCCCGGGGAGGCCGAGGCCTCGGGCGAGAGTCGCCGGCGCGCGTCGGCCCACTCCGTTACGGTCCAGTCGGTCGGCTTGTGGAGGTGCCCGCGGATCCGCGCCGCGACCCGCCGACGAGCTCGCCGGCGCGCCTCCGCGACGTCCATCCCGTGCCCGATTCCGGCCGGAATCACCGAGCCCCCCCTGGGTCTTTATGCACCGATCCGCGCCTCTTTATTCACACCTTCGGGAAAAACCCCGAAAGGGTCCCCAGACGCTCCAGAATCGCTTCTAAGACACTTAGACCCCTTGGAGCCATAACCATACGGACCACCTCGTCCTCGTAAGTCGTCCAGTAGTGGCGCGGGTTTTCGAGGGGTCCTCGCGAGCGTGGCCCGACCGTTGCAAGGGATCGGCGCCCCCGCCCGATATACAGCCTCCATACATTCCCTCATCCCTCCGCCTCCTCGTCCTCGAAGTCGTCGGCCGTCGCCTGGAGCGACTCGAGGAGCTC